CTTCTTGGAACGCAGCTGATTACGATGATGTTAAATGTAAGAGAGATACTGGATACATCATAGATGCAGCTATTACTGATTTACTATATGGTGGAAATGAAAGAAGTATAATCGCTGGTGATTTCTACTACAAATATCCATCACAAGCACAAGGTTCACAATTAGACCAAACTGTTGATGGTATAGTTCATGCTCAAAGATTATCTGATAAGGTAATGAGTAACACTATTTTAGTAAATCCATCAGTAGAGAGAGAAGGATTATATCAAACAATAGAACAAAATAGAGAATTAGTTCAAGCTGAAGTAATTGCTTACATCTCATCTTCTTGGGTTGGATTCGATTATGATGAAGCTAAATGTAGTAGAGATGTTGGACATATCTTAGATGCAGTTTCAACTGACTTGAGATATGGAGGAAATGAAAGAAGTGTTATCGCTGGTGAGTACTATTACTTATATCCATCAGAAGCAACAAGTGTTCAAAAAACACAAACAATCGATGGTATCGTACATGCAGCTAACTTAGTTCAAAAACTTATTCAGAATGTTGTATTAGTACAACCTTCAGCAACTAAATTAAGTATTTGGAATACAATTAGAGATAATAGAACTTTAATTCAAAAAGAAGTAACTGAATATATTGATTATGCATATCCATTCTTTACATACAATAGAGAAAAATGTAGAAGAGATGTTGGACATATCTTAGATGGTGTTGCAACTGATTTCTTATGGGGTGGTAATCAAAGAAGTATTAAAGGTGGAGAATTCTACTACCTATTCCCATCTGAAGCAACTACTGTACAAAAAGATGAAACTATTGATGGAATTATGTACGCTAAGAATTTACTTAGAGATATAATTACACAACAAACATTATTATCTCCATCAACGGTATCTAATACCGATGGAAATATCAAAGTAACATCTTTTGAAGCTGTAACATCTTCAATCGCATTAAGTGGTTCATATCAAACTGAAGTTAGTGAATCATATGATATTGTAACTGGAATTATAAAAACAGGTATTGAATCATTCACACCTAAAACAGCAACTTATGACCCTGCAAATGGTGATTTTGTAATGACTGTACCTAAGCATAATTTATATAGTGGTGATAGTATCTATCTGAAACCTGAATCATTTGTATTCACTTGTGATATGGATGGTAATAGAACTGAGCACAAACTTCCATCAATTGGACAACCTGCTTACGATAATAGATTAACAATTAAATCAACAACATCAGATACTATAACTGTAAATGTTGGTAAATCAGGTCCAAATGTAGAATACAATCCAACAACTGCATCATATGACCCAGCAACTGGGGAATTTGTTGTAACTGTGGCAAGTCATAGTTTAAGTGTTGGAGAGGGTGTGGTAATGTCAGCTGAATCATTCGCATTTACTTGTGATATGGATAATGACCAATCAGTTAAATCATATCCAAGAGTAGGAATCGACCCATATTCAGTACGTTCACTTCCTCTTACGGATGTAACTGATACTACAATGACATTTAATGTAGGGGCATCAGGTCCGAATAAATATTTCACACCTGTATCTGCTTCATACAACGCTCTAAGTGGAGATATGACTCTTACTGTTTCTGAATCATTCGGATTGGGTGTTGGTAGAAGTGTAGTGTTAGAAAACGAATCTATCGCATTTACTTGTGATATGGATAGTAACGCAACTACTCACTCTTACCCAAGAAGTGGTTCAGACCCATACGCAGAACAATCAATAAAAATTACTTCAGTTGGTACAACTTCTCATAGTGTAACTGATGCACCATATGATTCGGCAACTGGTGATGTAACTATTACAATAGCTAATCACAATTTCAATAATGGAGATTACATCAAATTAGATGATAACTCTCTAACTTATACTTGTGTATTAGATAATAATACAACTACAAAATCTTACCCAAGACCTAATTACGATTATCCAAGTGGAAGATGGTTAGAAATTTCTAATGTAACAACTAACACATTCGATATCAATATAGGTTCTTCACCATATGTAGGTTCACATACATTTGTATCAGCAACTACTAATGGATTGAAGAGACAAGATGGAACATTTACAATTAATGTTGGTGATGGTGGAAGTGCAAGTGGTTCAATTCATACATTTGTATCTGCATCTAATAGAGCAGTTAAGCATGAACCTCAATCAGTTCATACTTTCGTATCAGCTTCGAATGGGGCATTAAAACATTTACCTCAATCAGCTCATACATTTATTAGAACTGATAGAGATTCAGTAAGTACATTACCTATATTAACTGAAAACATTGAAGGGTTAATTAAAATTAATGATACAACTCAATTTACTTCTTCTTTAAGTGGTAGTGGAGTTGAATCAGCTTATGTAACTAGAAGTGTAGGATTTATTAATGATATTATCAGATTAGGAACCGATGATATTCCTTTCGCATTAGCTAAATGGTTTGATGATACATTGGATGCTCCACAACAACTAACAACTGGTTCTTATGTAACTGCTAGTGGTACTTTTGTAACTGATACTGAATTTGGTATTGTAAGTTCTTCATTTGGTCAAATTATCAATATCATTGAAAATGGTGTTGGTACATTTACACCAACAACTGCGGCTTATAATCCTCTTAACGGAAACTTTATAGTTACTATTCCAAATCATACCTTAGATGTTGGAGAAGAAATTTATATAAGACCTGAATCATTCGTATTCACTTGTGATATGGATGGAAATAAAACTGAACATAAACTCCCATCAGTTGGCCAACCTGCTTATACTAATAAATTAGAGATAATATCAAAAACTGATGATACTATAACTGTAAATGTAGGAGCATCGGGTCCTAATGTTGAATGGACTCCATCTAACGCAACTTATAACCCAGCAACTGGTGATTTCGTAATCACAACTGGAACTCACACATTAAGTGTTGGGGAGGGTATCGTATTAGATACTGGTTCATTTGCATTTACTTGTGATATGGATAATGACCAATCTACTAAATCATATCCGAGATTAGGAATAGACCCTTACGCTGGTCGTTCAATGAAACTTACTTCGGTAACTGATACTACAATGACTGTAAATGTAGGAGTATCGGGTCCGAATAAATACTTTACACCTGTATCTGCATCTTATAACGCATTAAGTGGTGATATGACTTTAACTGTTTCTGAATCATTTGGTTTAGGAGTTGGTAGAAGTGTGGTATTGGAAAATGAATCATTTGCATTTACTTGTGACCAAGATTCAGATGCTACAACCCATTCTTATCCACGATTAGGTTCAGACCCATATGCAGAACAATCAATAGTAATTACTTCAGTTGGTAAAACTCAACATACACCAACCGATGCTCCATATAACTCATTAACTGGTGATGTTATTATTACAATAGCTAATCATAATTTTACTAATGGTGATTATATTAAGATTTCTGATAACGGATTATCTTATACTTGTATATTGGATGGAAATAAAGTTAAAAAATCTTATCCAAGACCTAACTATGATTATCCATCTGGAAGATGGTTACCAATTTCTGATGTAACTACAAATACATTTAAAATTAATATTGGTGCTTCATCTTATGTTGGTGAACACACATTCGTATCAGCAGAACAAAATAGTATTGAAAGACAAACTGGTACATTTACAATTAATGTAGGAAATGCTGGAAGTGCTTCTGGTTCGTTACATACATTTGTATCAGCTTCAGCAAACGCTGTTAAGCATGAACCTCAATCGGTACACACATTTGTATCTGCATCTAAAGCAGCGGTTAAACACTTACCTCAATCAGTTCATAAATTTGTTAGAACTGATAAAAATTCAATAAGTGTTTTACCAGCGATTGTAAATAATACTGAAAGCAATATTAAAGTAACTAATACAAATCAATTTACTTCTTCTATTGTTGGTTCTATAACTGAAGTTAACAAAGTAAAATCATCAATTGGTATAATTGAAGATATATTACAAAATGGTACTTCTGTTAAACCAACTGTTGTTAAGAATAACTCTGATAAAAATAACTTAATTAAAGTTACTGATGCAGTTCAAATAACATCAGAATCATTTGGAGATAGATTACAACAAAGATTGATTTCATCATCAATCGCAATTGTAACTACAATTGTTGAAAATGGAACTGGTTCATTACCAACTGTTGTTGAGTATGGAACACCATCCGATTCACCAAAAACATTAGCAGCTTACAACTTACTAAAAGATAACATTGAATTTATTCAAAGTGAAAGTATCGCTTACTTATCATCTTCTTGGTCAACTGCATCTTACAATGAAACGAGTTGTAGTAGAGATATTGGGGCAATTATAAGTGGAGCAGCTGAAGATATGTTGTATAACGCAAACTCTTCATCTATATTCAATGGTAAGTTCTACTATGATTTCCCATCTAAAGCACAGGGTGCACAATTACAACAAACATTAGATGGTATTAACTACGCTGGTAGATTAGCAGAAAGTATAGTAAGAGGATACACATTCCAGACTGCATCCGCATTAGTTAGTGGTTCTTATGAGTTAATTAGAAACAATAGAGAATTTATTGAAAATGAAACAATTGAATTCTTATCATCTTCTTGGGATGGATTTACTTATAATGAAATAACTTGTAAAAGAGATATTACTCATATTATAGATGCAGTATCAACTGACCTTCTTTATGGTGGAAATGAAAGAAGTGTAAATGCTGGAGATTACTATTATAGATATCCATCAGCAGCAATAATTGGTGGTGTACCAAATGAGAATAAACAAAAAGACCCAACTGTAACTGCAGTAGATTTCGTACAAGGATTTGTATCAGAAATTGTAAGTGGAGCAATATTCCAAACTGCATCAAATGAAGTTGATTATGTTTATGATACAATCAGAGAAAATAGAGAATTCTTACAAGCTGAAACTGTAGCATTCGTAAACGCTAAATATCCAAACTTTGAATACAATGAATTAAGTTGTAGTAGAGATACTGGATTTATTATTGATGCTGTTGCTACTGATTTAAGATATGGTGGAAACCAAAGAGCATTAACCGCTGGTGAATTCTATTATAGATTCCCATCTGAAGCAACTGATAACCAATTAGATGAAACAACTGATGCATTAATCTATACTAAAGATTTAATTCAAAAATTAGTTAACAAAGAAACATTATTTATTCCAACTGGAAGTTTGAATACCGATAATGGAATTAAAGTAACTTCATTCTCACCAGCAACTGGAGGTGATATAACTGATATTACAATTCTTAACACAATTTCATCTTCATTCGCAATTGTATCAGATGCAATCTCAAATGGAACAGGTTCAACACCAACTTCATCTAATTATGGGGCAGTTTCTACTGATTCAGATATCCTAACTACTTATGGATTGATTACTGAAAGTGTAACATTTATACAAAATGAAGTTGTGGAATATATTTCTTCTTCTTGGGTAGGATTTGATTATGATGATGTTAAGTGTAGAAGAGATGTTGGATTTATAGTAAATGGTGTAGCAGAAGATTTAAGATACGGAATTGTATCAGCATCTTCGGTAAATGCTAGATTCTATTACCAATTCCCATCTGAAGCTAATGGAACTGGTTCTCAAGCTCAACAAACTATTGATGGTATCAATTACGCAGCACAATTAACTGAACAAATCGTTAAAGGTGTAACATTTGATTTCCCATCAACTCAAATATCAGCATCAGTTGAATTAATTAGAAATAATAGAGAGTTTATTCAATCTGAATCAATTTCTTACCTAAGTTCTTCTTGGGAAGGGTTTGATTATGTAGAATCAACTTGTATGAGAGATGTTGGACATATTTTAGATGCAGTATCTACTGATTTACTTTATGGTGGTAACCAAAGAAGTAAAATTGCAGGAGAATACTACTACAAATATCCTTCATCAGCAACATCAACTCAATTAGAACCAACTACAACGGGTATTAAGTACGCGGGTGATGTGGCAAGTAAATTAGTACAAAACGAAATATTCGTAACGGCATCGGCTGAAAGATTAGCTGGTAATAAAGTTCTTTTAGATAACAAAGAATTTATCCAAAATGAAGTAATATCATATATTTCTTCTTCTTGGAGTACATTTGATTACAATGAAGATAAATGTAAGAGAGATACTGGTTATATCTTAAATGGTGTAGCAACTGATTTCTTATATGGTGGAAATGAAAGAGGTAGAGTAAATGGTGAGTACTATTACTTATATCCATCGGATGCAACTGTTAATTTCCAAAGTAATCCAAATGGACAATTGAATCAAACAATTGATGGTATCAATTACTCAGCAAGATTGGCTGAAAAAGTGTTAGAAAACATAACATTTGTTACCGCATCTGCTGAAGTATCTGCATCAGCTGAATTATTAAGAAACAATAGAAGTTTTGTACAAAACGAAACAATTGAGTTTATCTCATCTTCTTGGAGTAATGTAAAATATAATGAAGATAAGTGTAGAAGAGATACTGGATATATTATAGATGCAGCTGTAACTGATTTAGTATATGGTGGTAATGAAAGAAGTATTAATGCAGGATTGTACTATTGGAGATATCCTTCAAGAGCAACAAACGCTGGAACACCTTCAGAGCAAAATCAATTAGACCCGACTGTTGATGGAATCAGATTCGCAAATGGAACTTCACAAAATGTAGTTCAGAATCTACCATACACAACTCCATCGGCTGAAATTACAAATGGTGTTCAGTTATTAAGAGATAATACAACATTTATACAAAAAGAAACAATCGCTTATCTAAGTTCATCTTGGAGTGAGTTTGAATACAACGAAGTTAGTTGTAGTAGAGATTTAGGATACATCATAGATGCAGTAGCAACTGATTTAACATATGGTGGTAATGAAAGAGCAGTACAAGCAGGTACATTCTACTACTACATTCCTTCAATCGCTACAACGGAGCAAAAACCACAAACAACTGATGGTATTGATTTCTCTAAAGGGTTAGCTGAGAAGATAATCAAACAACAACAATTAGTATTCCCAGCATTTTTAAATAATAATGGGGCTACCGCTCTTAGAAACGCTAAGAAAGTATTACAAGGTAAAGCAATATCGTACACAAACGCTGCTTTCCCTAACTTTATATACAATGAAGAAAAATGTTATAGAGATACTGGTTTCATCTTAGATGCTATCGCAACTGATATCATTTATGGTGGTAACGAAAGAAGTATTAGAGCAGCTGAATCGTATTACAATGGTATATACGGAAGTGCGGCTGTGGTTATAAACGAACAAAAGAAAGAAACTGCAGAAACTAATAGATATTTAAGAACTCAATTCCAATTTGTTGCTAGACAGGCACCAGTTGAAGAGTTTGGTTCTTTAATTATTACAACTGGGCATGATTTCTCTTACGCTGGTGCTGGGGTAACTTATAAAGCATTACCTCCTAACCAAGGTGGTGATGGTGTACCTGATCCTGATAAGGAAATTACTGAAATAGGTGGAGGTAGAGTATTCTTCACATCAGGTAACGAACTTGGTGACTTTAGAATTGGTGGGGGTCTTGTTATTAAACAAGCTTCTGGTACATTAGAAGGTAGAACATTCTCTAAATCACTATTCTCACTTGTAACACCATTCTCATTAGCACTGCAAGATTAAGGATAAAAAAGAAAACAAATATTTATATAGGATATGGCAGAAGAATTAATACCACTAAATGCATTTAAATCCGTACTTACCACTTTGACAGGTGATGATGATGTAGTTTATTCAGCTCCAAAAGGAGTTTCTACTATCTTATTATCAGCTCAGATAACAAATACGGGTGAAGCAAACGAGCCCGTTACTATTAGTATAACAAGTAATAGGGAATTACCAGTACCTCAAGTAGATTCAATAATTAATTCAGGTAGTTTTTTAAGTGCATCTGCACTTATAGAAAAAAACCAAACTTTTATTGAAAAAGAATCTGCTGCGTATATTAATTTTCAAAATAATTTAACACAAATTCCATTTAGTTTTACATCTTCCTTTTTTGAAGGATATGTTAAAACTGCTTTGGATGGTGTTGAGGCAGATTTAATAGCAGGAGGGACATTACAATCTAAAAAAGCAGCTCTTTCTTATTATAATAAGAATGGGGAAATTTTGATTCCTAATGATTATTTCACTTCATCATATCAATCAATAGATTATGCCACTAAATTAGTAGAACAAATACTTATTAATGAATCGGTAACAGGTTCATCGGCTGTATCTAGATTATATCAAGATTCGGTAACACAATCCATAGATAATACATTTGTATCAGAAACAGGTTCAATATCAGCATCAGTTGATTTATTGGATGCTATATCCGATACGATATCAACTCCAACGAGAGTTTTACAAGAACCAGTTGATTTAATTACAAATGTAATTATACCAGCTGGAGATTCATTATCACCGATTGTGGCAGGTAAGTTAGTATTAGAACAACAATTTTCATTAATTGTATCAGGTTCTACAAATTTAACTGTAATATTATCGATTCTTGAAAGTGCAAACGAATAATTATATACTAAGACTAATAATAAATGAGCCAATTATTAAGCGGAAAGGTTAAAGTAGTAAGACCATCCGATGTTTCGGAGGATAGGTACGAATATCTACGATTAAATGAAGCAGAACCAAACTTGGGTGTTCCTGAGAGTGGTTCACTTTCATCTGGGTCTATTGCGCTTGTTGCTTCCGATGCTGATGGTAATCGTTTATTTGTTACAACACTTCAATTAGAGCAAGTTACTGGTTCTTTTAGTGGTTCATTTGCTGGAGATGGTTCTCAATTAAATAACCTTCCAGAAGCAGTAAGATTAATATCAGGTTCTGCATCCGCATCAATTTCACCTAATACTGGGTTTTTAGTAAACGTATCATCATCATTTGGTGGAGATATGGATGTTACTGGTGATGTAAGAGTTACTGGTGATTTAATTGTTGATAATAGAATAGTAGCAAGAGAACTTATTGTTGAAATAATTTCATCTTCAATTATATTCTCATCTGGTTCAAACCGATTTGGTGAATTATCAACTGATAAGCAAGAATTTACAGGTTCGGTAGAAGTAACTGGTTCATTAGATGTATTTGGAGATACTACTATAAGTGGTTCTACATTTGTTAGTGGGAATGTACAACTAACTTCAGGTTCAGCATTTAGTGGTAGTGGTGAAAACTTATTCAACATTCCAAAATCAGCACTTACTGATGATGCACTACTCTCAAACTTAATAACAACAGGTTCAGTAACCGCATCTGTATCACCTGATGGTGTATTTAAAGTATTCGGAACTGGTTCAGTAACAACTGAATTAAGTGGTTCTTTATTTGTAAGTGGAAATGTACAATTAATATCAGGTTCTGCTTTTAGTGGTAGTGGTGAGAACTTATTTAATATACCAAAATCGGCATTAACCGATGATGCATTACTTTCAAACTTAATAACAACAGGTTCAGTAACGGCTTCCGTTTCTCAAGATGGATTCTTCAGAGTATTCGGAACGGGTTCAGTAACAACTGAGTTAAGTGGTTCGTTATTAGTTAGTGGAAATGTTAATCTTAATAGTGGTTCATCATTTAGTGGTAGTGGTGAAAACTTATTCAATATACCTCGTTCAGCACTTACTGAAGATGCATTAGAAACGAATTTAATTATTAGTGGAGCAGTAACTGCTTCAGTATCACCTGATACTGGTTTTGTAGTAAACTCATTAGATAGTGGTTCTACATTTACTGGTTCAGTATTTCTAAGTAGTGGTTCATTCTTTAGTGGTAGTGGTGAAAACTTATTTAATATACCTTTATCAGCATTAGCTGAAGAAGTTGAAGTATCAACTAAAATACAATCTGGTAATGTAACTGCATCTGTTTCAGATGAAGATGGGTTTGTTGTAACATCGGAAGCTAGTGGTTCTACATTCACTGGTAGTTTAAGATTAAGTAGCGGTAGTATATTTAGTGGTAGTGGTGCGGAGTTATTTGATATACCTCGTTCAGCACTTACTGAGGATGCTCTTATTACAAATAATATTAGAAGTGGTTCAGTAACCGCATCAGTTTCTCCAAACTTTGGATTAGTTGTAGAATCAGAATTAAGTGGTTCTACTTTTACAGGTTCTGTATTTTTAAGTAGTGGTTCATTCTTTAGTGGTAGTGGTGAAAAATTATTTAATATACCAAGAACTGCATTAACGGATGATGCACTTATTTCAAACTTAATATCTACTGGTTCAGTAACCGCATCGGTTTCAACTGATGGTTTCTTTAGAGTACAATCAACAGGTTCAGTAACAACTGAATTAAGTGGTTCGGTATTTGTTAGTGGAGCAGTTCAATTAAATAGTGGTTCAAAATATAGTGGTAGTGGTGAGGATTTATTTGATATACCATTCTCAGCACTTTCTAATGATGCACAAGAAGCAATTGAAGCTTTAGTAACAAGAGAAGCTGTATTTATAGCAAGTGGTAGTGTAACTGCATCAACTGAAGATAGTGTATTTAAAGTAACTTCTGATGAAAGTGGTTCTATCTTTATAGGAGATATTGAAATACCATCTGGAAGTGGATTCTTTAGTGGTAGTGGTGAAGGATTATTTAACATCCCTCGTTCAGCTTTAGTTGAAGATGCGTTATTATCGAACTTAATTACAACTGGTTCGGTAAGTGCTTCCGTTTCAACTGAAGGTATATTTAAAGTATTTGGAACTGGTTCTATAAAATCAGAATTTAGTGGAAGTGTTTCTATATCAGAATCATTAGATGTTCCAAAAATCATAGCTGATGAATTCACTGGGTCATTAAGTGGTTCTGTAGCTGGAGATGGTTCACAACTTAATAACATTCCCCAATCAGCACTTTCTGAAGATGCTACACGAATAGCAAGTGGTTCAGCAACCGCATCTATTTCACCTAATTTAGGATTTGTAGTAAATACATCATCTTCTATTGAAGGAGATTTATCAGTTAGTGGTAGAATAACAGCTGAAGAAATTTTTGTAAACTTTATTTCATCATCCATAGTAATATCTACTGGCTCAAACATATTTGGTGATGATTCAAATACTGATACTCAAAAATTATTTGGTGAAACTCAAATATTTGGGAATGTAACGGCAAGTGCGAAGATATCATCCAGTGGATTCGTTGGTGATGGTTCAGAACTATTTAACATACCACAATCGGCACTTTCGGAAGATGCACCATTAATATCAAGTGGTTCAGTAACGGCATCAGTTTCTCCAAATTTTGGATTTGTAGTAGAATCTACTGAGAGTGGTTCAACATTTAGTGGTTCTATACAAATTAGTGGAAGTGTAACACTTACATCGGGTTCATCTTTTAGTGGTAGTGGTGAAAACTTATTTAATATCCCACAATCGGCACTTTCAGAAGATTCTCCAAGAATATCAAGTGGTTCAGTTAGTGCTTCTATTTCTCCAAATTTAGGATTGATTGTAAATACATCTGCATCTATCGATGGTGATATCGATGTAAGTGGAGTTGTATCAGCATCTATCTTTAGTGGTAGTGGTGAATCATTATTCAATATTCCATTATCAGCAATTACTGAAGAAGCATTTAGAATTGTTAGTGGTTCGGTAACTGCATCGGTTGACCCTAATAGAGGATTTGAAGTAAATTCAACTGGTAGGTTCGATGATAGTATAACTACAAGTGGTAGTTTAATAGTATCAGCATCAACTTCTTGGGGACCTGATAATTTAGAAAAAATTGTAAAAGTTATTGGAACTGATGATGGTAACAAATATGAAATAGATGGAAAGAGACAACCATTACTTTATTTGGTAAGTGGTAGTACATACACATTCAATCAATCAGATTCTACAAACGCTACACATGAAATAAGATTTTCAACAACTGATAATGGTACACACGCTGGTGGTGTTCCATTTACTGGTAGTGTAGATACTGGTAGTATATCTGCTGGTACAAATGGTTCACAAGTTACAATAGCAATAAACTTTAATACACCTGATACATTATACTATTATTGTTTGAATCACTCTGGTATGGGTGGGGAAATCAGAAAAGTACTTAGTTATCCAATTAGTGAAACTATAATAAATGATACAGTTGTTGTAACTGGTTCAATTTTCACAAGTGGTTCAATAACAACAACTGGTGATATTGATACAAATATTGTTAGAGGTACTCAATTTAGTGGTTCATTTAGTGGTAGTGGTAGAGATTTATTTGATATACCTCTTTCAGCATTAGCAGAAGATGTAGAAGAGTTATCATTTATCGCAAGTGGTAGTGTAACCGCATCAACAGATCCTGAATTTGGATTCAAAGTAAATACAACATCATCTATTGAAGGTGATTTAAATGTAACGGGTGGATTATATGTATCTACTTCGGTAATTGAATTAGAAACTCTTCCAATTACTCAATCAGTAACTATTGGGCAGAACGGATTTGCAATAAATGGTAATTTAAAGCAACCATTAAAATTCTTAAATGGACTTACATATCACTTTGATATATCAGATTCTTCTAACGCAAATAATCCAATAAAATTATCTCAAACGGTAGATGGTTCCCATAACACTGGTACTCAATATACAACTGGTGTAACAACAAATGGAACTGCTGGTAATAGTGGTGCATTTTTAAAATTAGAAGTTACTGATAATACACCAAAAAGATTATATTATTTTTCAACTCCATCAGCATCTTATGGTTCTTCTATAAAAATATTAGAAGAAGTTCCAACAATTTCACAAAATATTATAAATGGTAATACTGAAATAACTGGAACATTAGATGTAAGTAGTATTTCATCTGCAGAAAAAATATCATCACCATTTATAACATCATCTTATTTAACTTCATCGGTTATAGATTTTGTTACTGGTGAAAACACATTCCCATCTCAACCAGGTAGATTAAAGTGGAATGAAACCGATGGTACTTTGGATTTAGGAATGAGTGGAGGTTCTGCTTCATTACAAATCGGACAGGAATTATATTATCCAAAGGTAGTAAATAAAGCTGGTGAAAATCTAATCAATGGTACATTGGTAATGGTTGACCCAAACAATCCATCACAAGGTCAAAGAATTAGAGTTATTAAATCTATCTCAGATGGTACTTATGATTCTGATTTATTAATTGGTGTACTAACCGAAAATATAGATAATAATCAAGAAGGATTTGCTACTTGGTTTGGTATGGTTAGGGATGTAAAGGTAGACTTATTAGAAGATGCTGGGTTAAAATATACTGGTTCAACTTGGAGTGAGGGAGATATACTATATCCAGACCCACAAAGGGCTGGTGGTATGACAAATGTAAAACCTGAAGCACCTAATTTAAAATCAACAATAGCACTTGTTGAAAGAGTAAATGGTGATAACATACAACTTTTAGTAAGACCACAATTAGGTAATCACTTAGAAGATTTACATGATGTACAAATAGTATCGGCATCTAATAATGATATTATAGTATTTTCATCATCATCAAATAGGTTTGAAAATAGAAGTGATAATTTAGTACTAAGTGGTTCATTTAGTGGTTCATATACTGGTGTTTATTTCGGAGATGGTTCAAACTTAGAAAATGTACAAGCGGCAGCTGCACCTCTTATCTCAAGTGGTTCTGCAACGGCATCGGTTGCAAGTGGTGATACGTTTGTAGTAACTGCACCCCAAAGTGGTTCAGAATTTACTGGTTCTATTGTAACATCTGGTTCAATAACTGTTGGTGGTGGTGGTAGATTTGTTGGTGATGGTAGTGGTTTAACTGATATCGATATAGCTAATTTAGCACTTACATTAAACGTATTAGAAAGTGGTTCAGCAACGGCATCGTTAGATGAAACTGAATTTAAAGTATTTAATAACAATATAAGTACAAGTGTAGATTCATCTTTTAGTGGTTCGGTTAATATATCGGAATCATTAGATGTAGGTGGAATTATTACTGGTGATGGTAGTGGAATTACAAACATTGATATTGCTAACTTAGCAATTGATTCATCAAAAATATTTACTGGTTCGGTAACTGCATCAGTTGACCCATTAGGTTTCTTTAGAGTAGAAAACTTAGACCCAACACTTAGGTCTGGTTCAGTTAAAGTAGAAATTAGTGGTTCATTAGAAGTTTCTCAATCAATAACAGCATCTCTATATCGTGGTGATGGTGGTGGATTATTTAATATTCCATTAGATGCGATTGAAGATTTAGAATTAGATAGAATAGTATCGGGTTCAGCAACTGCATCAATTTCACCAAATAAAGGATTTTTTGCTAATACACAAATTAGTGGTACATTATTCGTTGGTGATGGTGGTGGATTATTTAATATACCAGCTGATGCATTACAAGATTTACAATTACCATTAATCATTAGTGGTGGTGTAAGTGCTTCTGTTGAACCAAATGAAGGATTTAGAGTTTTCTCACCAACATATGGTTCTAAATTTACTGGTTCACTTAATATTAGTGGAAGTGTAACTATACCATCTGGAAGTGGATTCTTTAGTGGTAGTGGTGAAGGATTATTTAATATACCAGCTGATGCTATTGTTGGATTAGACCAAAGTAGAATTCTTAGTGGTTCAGTAACTGCATCTACGAATCCTGATGATGGGTTTGTAGTAACATCGATTGCTAGTGGTTCAACATTCTTCGGAGAAGTTAATTTCCAAAATGATGTAAGTGCATCTAAGATAACTGTAACTGATGAAATATTCTCACCAAGAATTACATCATCATTTGTAGGTTCATATCAGGGTGAAAATGTTGGTATAGATGTACCTGATGATTTAGATATTTTAGTATTTGATGCAGCTGCAAATAAATTTAGACCTGTAACACAATTTGGTGATACTGCTGTATTCCCATTCTCAGATGTAACTCAGGTAACATTCCAACACAATTTTGCTATTGATTATCCAGTAGTTCAAATTTATGAAACTGGTTCAAATGGACAGATTATTCCACAAGCAATCGAATCAATTGATAGTTCATCGGTTAGAGTAACATTTAGTGGATTAACAAGTGGACAAGCAGTAATTGGTACTGGTGGTAGATTAGCAGGATTTGTAGAAGGTGATGATGTGGTAGGTTTAGTTAATTCAGCATCTTATGCATTATTTGCAGAAAACGCTGGAACGGCATCATCATTAGTAGGATTTGATTCAGCATCACTTGCTGAGTTAGGTAACTTATCTCAATATATAAAGAATAACCAAACTGCATCTATGACAGTTCTTTCAGCATCATATGCTGAAACTGCTTCATTCGCAGTAAACGCTGGTGATTTTAATACTGATAATTTTGTAAGAACTGACCAAACGGCATCGATGACTGTACTTTCAGCATCATACGCTGAATCAGCATCTTATGCTATAAACGCTGTATCTGCTGAAGATTATGTAAGAAATAATCAAACCGCATCGATGACTGTACTTTCAGCATCTTATGCGGCAACTGCTTCATTCGCTCTAAATGCTGGTGATTTTGTAGGAGAAAATTTCTTACCAAATAATGGTACTGGTTCATTTGTTGGAAGATTTGAAGTAAGTGGTAGTTTAGTAGTAACGGGAAGTACTGAGTTAATAGGATTAGAAACAGGTAGTTCAGATACAGTATTAGTAATAAATGAAACTACAAATAGAATAGAAAAAAGAGATGTAACTGCAGTTAGTGGTACTTCTGGAACTGGTGGTACTTCTGGGACTGGTGGTTCATCTGGAAGTAGTGGTTCAGCAGGTACATCAGGTACTTCTGGTACAAGTGGTTCATCTGGTTCAGCTGGAACGAGTGGAACGAGTGGAACTTCAGGTTCATCTGGGACTTCTGGAAGTAGTGGAACAAGCGGTACAACTGGAACGAGTGGAACTTCAGGTACATCTGGTTCATCAGGTTCAGCTGGTACATCTGGTACGAGTGGAAGTAGTGGAACATCTGGTACAAGCGGAAGTAGTGGTACGAGTGGAAGTAGTGGTTCAAGTGGTACATCTGGTAGTGGAGGTTCTTCTGGTTCAAGTGGAACGTCTGGAACATCTGGTTCAGCTGGTTCTTCAGGTTCTTCAGGTTCTTCTGGAACGAGTGGAACGAGTGGAACATCCGGTTCATCAGGTAGTGGTGGAACTTCTGGAACAAGTGGAACATCGGGTTCATCTGGTAGAGAAGGTGGAAGATTATTTGTTGTAGAAAATGCTGGATTTGCTTATAGTTTTTCTGGATATACTGGAGATTTCCCAACAATTACATTAGTAAGGGGAGAACTTTTCTATTTCGATGTAAGTGATGTTGCTTCATCTCATCCATTTGCACTAAGATTATCAGATGGAAATACAAACACAGTTCCGGGCACAACAAACAATGACCCAACAAATGGAAATCATTCAACATCAGTATTAGTAAAATATAGAGTACCGGAGGATGCACCTGATAGTATAGTTTATCAATGTGCTTCACACTCCTCAATGATTGGTACTATTCAAATAGTAGATAAGTACGGAACTTCTGGAACTTCTGGAACATCAGGTTCTTCTGGTTCATCTGGAACTGGAGGTTCATCAGGTTCTTCTGGTTCATCTGGTTCAAGCGGAACTTCAGGTTCTTCTGGAACAAGCGGAAGTAGTGGTTCTTCTGGTAGTGGAGGTACATCAGGTTCTTCTGGTTCAAGTGGAAGTAGTGGAAGTAGTGGTTCTTCTGGTACATCGGGTTCTTCTGGAACGAGTGGTACATCTGGAACAAGTGGAAGTAGTGGTTCTTCGGGTAGTTCTGGTTCAAGCGGAAGCAGTGGTTCTTCTGGTTCAAGTGGAACAAGTGGAGCAGATGGTGAAGAAGGTTCATCAGGTTCAGCTGGTACTTCTGGTACGAGTGGTAGTAGTGGTAGTAGTGGTTCAACTGGTACAAATGGTACAAGTGGAACTTCTGGTACAAGCGGAACAAGTGGAGAAAGAGGTAGTAGTGGTTCAGCTGGTACTTCGGGTACTTCTGGTACAAACGGAACATCAGGTTCATCTGGTACAAGTGGAAGTAGTGGTACTTCGGGCACAAGTGGAACAAGTGGAACAAGCGGAACTTCTGGAACAAGTGGTACGTCTGGTAGTGGTGGAACCGCTGGTACTTCTGGTTCGAGTGGAACAACTGGAACCTCAGGTTCATCTGGAACTTCTGGTTCATCGGGTACTTCTGGAACAAGTGGTACAAACGGAACTTCAGGTTCAAGCGGAACTTCGGGTTCTTCTGGGACAAGTGGAACATCAGGTTCAACTGGAACGAGTGGAACTTCTGGAACAAGTGGTACAAATGGAACTTCAGGTTCAGCAGGAACAAGTGGTTCAGCGGGTACATCAGGTACATCCGCAGAGGGAAGTAGTGGTACTTCTGGAACAAGTGGAAGTAGTGGAACTTCAGGTTCATCTGGAACAACTGGAACAAGTGGTACATCAGCTGAAGGAAGTAGTGGAACTGCTGGTACATCTGGAACAAGTGGAAGTAGTGGAACTTCTGGAACAAGTGGAACATCAGGTTCGTCTGGTACATCAGCGGAAGGAAGTAGTGGTACATCAGGAACAAGCGGAAGTAGTGGTTCAGCAGGAACAAGTGGTACAACTGGTACATCAGGTACATCAGCAGAAGGAAGTAGTGGTAGTAGTGGTACAAGTGGTACTAATGGTACATCAGGTTCAAGTGGAACTTCGGGCTCTTCTGGAACAACTGGTGAAGATGGTGAAGATGGTACAAGTGGTAGTTCTGGTAGTAGTGGACAAGATGGTACGTTCTTTGGTTCATCAGGTTCGTCTGGAACGAGTGGTTCAACTGGTACTGCTGGTTCATCTGGTATTAATGGTGTAGATGGTACTGATGGTACATCAGGTACAACTGGTAGAGATGGAACTTTCTTCGGAAGTTCTGGTACGAGTGGTACAAGCGGAAGTAGTGGAAGTAGTGGTTCTGCTGGAACTTCAGGTTCAGCAGGAAGTTCTGGAACAAGTGGAACAAGTGGAACAAGCGGACAAGATGGAACTTTCTTCGGTAGTAGTGGTACATCGGGTACATCAGGTGAAACTGGTACATCTGGTACAAGTGGATTAGGTTCTTCTGGTACATCTGGAACTTCAGGTGTTGATGGAACATTCTTCGGAAGTAGTGGTACTTCTGGTGAAACTGGAACCTCAGGTACTTCTGGAGCTGGAACGAGTGGAACTTCGGGTTCTTCTGGAACAAGTGGAACAAGTGGGCAGGATGGAACATTCTTTGGTAGTAGTGGTACAACAGGTACTTCTGGTACATCTGGAGCTGGAACATCTGGAACATCTGGTTCAAGCGGAACTTCTGGTACGTCTGGTGTTGATGGAACTTTCTTTGGTAGTAGTGGTAGTTCTGGTACTGATGGTACATCTGGAACAAGTGGATTAGGTACTGATGGTACGAGTGGTCAAAGTGGTTCTTCAGGAACTACTGGAACAGGTGGTTCTTCTGGTACTGGTGGTACTTCTGGACAAGATGGAACATTCTTTGGAAGTAGTGGTACATCTGGTACTAATGGAACGAGTGGTTCATCAGGTACGAGTGGTTTAAGTGGAACTTCTGGTACTTCAGGTACATCTGGATTAGATGGTACATTCTTCGGAAGTTCTGGTACAAGTGGTTCTGATGGTACTTCGGGTCAAACAGGTTCATCTGGTACGAGTGGTGTAAGTGGTTCTGCTGGTACGAGTGGTGTAAGTGGTACATCAGGTCAAGATGGTACTTTATTTGGAAGTAGTGGTAGTAGTGGTACGAGCGGAAGTAGTGGTTCAACTGGTACTGCTGGTTCAAGTGGTGTAAGTGGAACTGCTGGAACATCTGGTTTAGATGGTACTTTATTCGGTTCATCAGGTTCATCTGGTACATCTGGAAGTAGTGGTTCAACAGGAACTGCAGGTTCTTCTGGTTCAAGTGGTTCAAGTGGAACCGCTGGTACTTCTGGACAAGATGGTACTTTATTTGGCTCATCGGGTTCATCTGGAACATCTGGTTCGAGTGGAAGTAGTGGAACATCCGGTGTAGGTGGTTCAAATGGTTCATCGGGTACATCTGGTTTAGATGGTACTTTATTTGGAAGTAGTGGTAGTAGTGGTGTAAGTGGAACAAGTGGAAGTTCTGGTACATCAGGTGAAACTGGTTCATCGGGTTCATCAGGTTCTTCTGGTTCAAGTGGATTATTAAATGTAGCAAATGATGGAGCAGATAGAGTTCTTACTATGGATGGTGATGGAACTGGAACTGCACAATCAAACCTAACATTTGATGGAGCTGATTTAGATGTAACTGGAAATGTACAAATAAGTGGTGAATTAGATGTAGATGGTGATTTTCTGGGAGCTACAACATTCTCTACAAGGTTCCACGAGAATTATAATAACATAGGAAATTCAACTGGTGGTACAACGATAGATTTATCAACGGCTAATAATTTTAGAATTGATAGAATAGGTAGTATAACAATCGCTCTTTCAAACGCACCATCAGCCCCTCGTGCAATTGGATTTACATTATTGTTAGAGGATAGTAGTGGTGGTACGGCAACTGTAAGTTGGCCAGCATCAATACAATGGGCAAATGGAGCAGCACCAACACTAACGGCTGGTGGAAAAGATATATTAGTATTCTATACTTATGATGGGGGGAGTACTTATTATGGATTCCTAAGTGCCAACAACATAAGTTAATGAGTTATGAATTATGAGTATAGCAAGAAGATTATTATCAATAGAAGCAGGACAAGTGAGACCTTTTAAATTTACAATACAAACAACATCAACAAATACTCAATTTGAGTTACCTATTACTGCGCCAGGTGGAAAACAACCTAATATAACAGTAAGTTGGGGTGATGGTAGTAGTGATTCTATAATTACATCAACAACATCATCTGATAGATTTCATACATATTCAACTGCTGGTAGTTATCAAATTATAGTTAGTGGATATTGTCCGGGTTTTAGTGTTGGTAATAACACATCATACAAAAACTTATACAAATCAGTTGATGATTGGGGAGTAGTTCAGTTTGAAGAAATTGATTTTTATGGATGTATTAATTTAACAACTATACCAGCGGATGGTTCTAATAACGCAACATTAAATGATGGATTAAATACTGTATTAAGATTTAACTCTACATTTAGACAAACTGGTATTACAATAATACCCAATGGTTTATTTGATTATTCAACAAATGTAACTTCATTCGTTAACACATTCGTATTTTGTCAAGGATTAACAGCAATACCATCTGGTTTGTTTGATAACAATACAAATGTAACATCATTTTCGGGTACATTTAACGCATTGTTAAATTTAACAACAATACCAACAAATTTGTTTGATAATAACGCATTAGTAGTAAACTTTGAATCAGTATTTAGAAACTGTAGAAAGGTGGCTGGAATTCCAAGTCAGTTTTTTACTAATAACCAACAAGTTACTACTTTTGCAAATGCATTTAATATGGCAACTACATCAAACTTATTAACTGGTGTAACTCCAACTGATTCAAATGGTGATGAGATTTTTGAAAGAACATCAAATCCAATTGGTACTGATTGTTTTGCTTTTTGTAGTGGTTTAACTAATTTTGGTTCAATACCAGCAACATTTAAATAAAAAGATATGTACTTAAAAGTTTCAGGTTCAACAATAATTTATCCATATTCCATTCAAATATTAAAGAATGAGAATCCTACCATTAGTTTTCCAACAACGATAAGTAATGATTTATTACAATCATACAATGTATATCCAGTTGAGTTGAAAAGTAGTGGGTACGATACTGATGATACAAAGGATGTAACTGAAGTTACACCTACTTTATCTGGTTCGGTTTATATACAAACATATGAAATAACTGATGCGGATACTGAAACAATAAACAAAAGAAAGGAAATCAAATGGTCAGAAATAAGAAGTACGAGAAATACTTTATTATCGGAGTCAGATTGGACACAATTTCAAGATTCACCAATAACAGGTTCATCACTAACCGATTGGCAAACTTACAGACAATCACTAAGAGATGTAACAACACAATCAGACCCATACGATATTACTTGGCCAAACAAACCTTCTTAGAAGTTAAAAGATATTTATTTAATATTTATATCAAAGAAAAGGTAATTATCACATGAGAATAGACCAACCCAGTTTTTCCGGTTCGATTACACAAGCTCCATCGGCATATGCTGATTTGAGTGGTTCGTTTACTGGTTCGTTTACTGGTTCACTTAGTGGTTCATTTATTGGAGATATTACTGTTCAACAAGCTGAATTTACGGATTTAGTTGTTAGACAGACATTAAATGTTGGTACGGAAAATACTGATGGTGGAATAAATATCATCAATAGTGGTTCAGTTCAAATAAGTGGTTCAATAAATGTAACAAATGGAAACGCATTTACAGTTGAAGGTGTAGATGTATTAGATTCTGCGTTGGCATTTTCAATAGCATTAGGATAAAGATATGGCAAATGTATTTAAAAATAGTATAAAAGGACCTGCAGGAACAGGTGGTTTAGGTGTTTACACAACACCAGCTGCTACAGCAACTACTGTTATTGGTGTAAATGTAGCTAATATTATATCTACAAATATTTATGTAGATGTACAAATAACTGATAGTTCTGCTGGAGTTACTAAATATTTAGTAAAAGGAGCAGTTATACCAAATGGTTCATCGGCAGTTTTAGTTGGTGGTGACCAAAAAGTAGTTTTAGAAGCAAGTGATTCGATAACTGTAACATCAAATGTTGATAATTCAGCAGATGTTATTTTATCAGTATTAGAGATATCATAAATAGAGGTTAATGGAATACGGAGGAAAGAACCCAAACGGAATCAATCAGGTCAGTCAAAGTTTACTTTCGATTGATGTTCAAGGTGTAGAACAATTAAACATATCAACCTCATCGGTTGATATTAATACGTCTTTGAATGTTGAAAGCGGAATAACTGCATCATCATTTACTGGTTCTTTTACTGGTTCATTCAAAGGAGATGGTTCTCAATTAGAAAGTATTCCAACTACTGCACTTACTGGTGATATTGGTAGAATAGCTGAAGGTTCAGCAACCGCATCAGTTTTAAATGGTACTTCATTCGAAGTAAATGTACCTACAAACATAGATGGTAATGTAACATCAACTGGAGATATTGATATTGAAGGTGAAATGTCAGCATCGATATATAGAGGTGATGGTGGTGGATTATACAACATCCCAGCTGATGCATTAGGTGATATAGATAGATTAAAATCAGGTTCAGTAGAAGCTATAATTTCACCTGATGGTGGTTTAAGAGTAGAAGCTGGTGTAACTGTAAGGGATTATCTTATCGTAACTGGTAGTAGTATATTCAAAGCAACTGCACAAGTAGGAACCGATTTAACAGTAACAGGTTCAGCAGATATACAAAACAATTTAACTATTGGTAATAATTTATCAGTAGCGGGAAGAATAACTTCTCAAGAATTATTAACAACATTTATTTCATCATCAGTAATTTACGCATCGGGTTCGAATGTGTTTGGTGATGAATCAACCGATACACACCAATTTACAGGTTCAGTATTAATTAAAGATTCGGTAGTAATTCCAGTCTTTAATTCAGCACCTTCTGGTGGTGTAGTTGGACAATTATATTATAACACTTCAGATACTAACATTTATCGTTATACTGCTGGTGGATGGGAACCTGCAGCTGGTACTGCTGGTACATCGGGTACAAGTGGTACTTCCGGTAGTGGAGGTACATCTGGTTCTTCAGGTTCAAGTGGAACTGCTGGAACTGGAGGAACTTCTGGTTCTTCAGGTACTTCTGGTTCTGGAGGGACAAGTGGTTCTGGTGGTAGTTCTGGTACTGATGGTTCTGAAGGAACCTCAGGTAGTGGTGGAACAAGTGGTTCTGGTGGAACAAGTGGTTCTGGTGGAACATCAGGTTCTTCTGGTACATCTGGAAGTGGTGGAACAAGTGGAAGTGGTGGAACTTCTGGTTCTGGAGGAACAAGCGGAAGTGGTGGAACAAGCGGAAGTGGAGGAAGTAGTGGTTCTGGTGGAACCTCTGGTTCAAGTGGTTCATCTGGTTCATCAGGTAACGATGGAGCTGATGGTGTTGATGGTGCTGATGGTGATGATGGTACATCTGGTGTAGATGGTACTGATGGTACATCAGGAAGTGGAGGAACTTCTGGTTCAAGTGGTACATCTGGTTCATCTGGTTCTTCAGGTGAAGATGGTGCTGCTGGTGAAGGTGGTACACCTGGTACTTCTGGTAGTGGAGGAACTTCTGGTTCAAGTGGTTCATCTGGTTCATCCGGCTCAAGTGGTACATCTGGTGAAGATGGAACATCGGGTTCATCTGGTTCATCTGGTACATCTGGAAGTAGTGGTACATCTGGTAGAGATGGTGCTGCTGGTGAGGGTGGTACGCCGGGTACATCTGGTTCATCGGGTTCAAGTGGAACGAGTGGTAGTGGAGGAACATCAGGTTCTTCTGGTTCATCGGGTTCAAGTGGAAGTTCTGGAACAAGTGGTAGTGGTGGTTCATCAGGTACTGCAGGTAGTGGAGGTTCATCAGGTACAAGTGGAGCAACTGGTGCTGATGGAGAACAAGGTGTAGATGGAGATGATGGAACATCAGGTTCTTCTGGTTCAAGTGGAACAAGTGGAAGTGGTGGAACATCAGGAAGTGGAGGTTCATCTGGTTCATCTGGTACATCAGGTAGTGGAGGAACGAGTGGTTCAGCTGGAAGTAGTGGAACTTCTGGAACTGGGGGAAGTGGAGGAACATCAGGTTCTTCTGGTTCATCTGGTACTGCTGGTAGTGGTGGTACATCTGGTTCAAGTGGAAGTAGTGGAACTTCAGGTAGTGGAGGTACATCCGGCTCTGGAGGAACAAGTGGTTCTGGGGGTACAAGTGGTTCTGGAGGAACATCAGGTTCTTCTGGTTCTAGTGGTACTTCTGGTAGTGGAGGTTCTTCTGGTTTATTAGCATTAACTGGTACTACTAATAATGGTGTAATTACACTTAATGGTTCAGCACCAAACGGAACTGTTGAAAGTAATCTTACTTTTGATGGAACAACTCTAAACATAACAGGTAATCTGAATGTAACAGGTACTCAAACAATTGTGAATACCGAAACTATTCAGTTAGCAGATAATATTATTACTCTTAATTCAAACTTTACATCAGGTACTCCATCGGAGAATGCTGGTATTGAAGTTTTAAGAGGTTCATCAGCAACTAAACAATTTATTTGGAATGAAAGTAGAGATAGTTGGATTGCTGATTCTCATTTAGAGGCTCTTGGAAATATTGTAGCAGGAACTACATCTAAACAATCAAATACTGCTATTCAAGTACTAGCAGGAGATTCATATCGTGCTGGATTTGAGGCTTATGGTAGTGGTCAAGGTACAGGTTATCTTTATGTAGGACAATCTGCAACATATGGTGGTGGTATTTCTTATAATGGAGATAATTCACCTGCATTTATTAGTGGTGAGGGTTCTGACCGAATTACTTTCTTTAGAAGGGAAGCCGGAACAAATACAGAAGTATTTAGCTATTCTTATGCAAATAGCCAAGTAGACTTTAATGGTACAATAACTGCTGCAAATATCAACACTGGACAAGGTACAACTGAGGTTTATCTAATGAATCAAAATGTTCGTACAACTGACGCAGTAACATTCGCAACTGTAAATACTGGTCATGGTGCAAACGAATTGTACGCAATGAATCAAAATGTTCGTACATCCGATTCAGTAGTATTCTCTCAGTTAAGAGTAAACGAATATATTAGACATAATGGTGATGATAACACTTATGTTAGATTTAGAGGAGATGATTTACAATTAGTAGCTGGTGGTAGAAATATCATAAGAATGGATGAAGGTACTGACCCAGATAAAGTAGAATTAGGGGATTCGAGTACTCAAACATATACTGAAGGACAATTAATTGTTGGAGATGCATCACCAACATATACTATAAACGATAATACTCCAATAGTAGGTTCAAATACTAATAATGTACTACATATCGATGGTTCAATTCAGTTAAAAAATAATAACGATGCTATTGTAATTGGTAGAGGTACATCAACATTCCTTAAAGATGAAGAACTTGGATTCGGATGGGGTGGTGGTTGGTATATGACCGATGGTACTTACCTAAGAGTAAGAAATAATAAAATTCTTTATTCAACTGGTGAATTTTGGGCTAGTAGATTTAATGATGTAAATGATACTGGATATTATGGTGATTTCGCATCTACATCAAATTTAAATAATCTCAATGTTAATCACTTTGGTATAAACAATAGTAGTAGTGGAACAAGAGATGGTATATCTTTATATGGAGGATATTCAGCAGGTGAACCTACTTATGGTATTTTATTCACAGGTACAAGTTTAGGAACACATGGTGGTGTAACTGGTGATTGGGCTACATACTTTACAATGAGTAACACTTCTAATAGAGGTTGGATATTCAGAAGAGTGGGTAGTGGTAATGCTGCTAGTATCTCAGCTGCTGGTTTAGGACAATTTAATGATAGTGTTCGTGCACCAATCTTTTATGATACAAATAATACGGGAAGATATGTAGACCCAGCTGGAACATCTTCGATGTTGAATATCAATATGAATAATGGTACTTTAAGTAATGTTAATCATATTACAATAAATGATCCTGGTGCTAGTGAAGGTATCCAATGGTTAAATGGTAATGATTGGAGAATCTATGAATCTCCTGATAATATGAGTAATTCATCGGGTAATTTACAATTTACTCAAGGTACTACATTTAGATTCAGAGTAGATACATCAGGTAATAGTTGGTCATCCGCATCATCCAGAGCACCTATTTTCTATGATTCAAATAATAGTGGATATTACTTTCATGGAGATGGTACTACACAAATGTATCGTACTGAAATTAATAATCAGTTAAGATTAGAAAGTGGAGCACCAATTTATTTATACACATCAGCTGGAAATCAAAGAGGATATCTTCAAGCAACTGATACAAACGATGCTCATTTAATTATAGCAACATCAGGTGGTGAAGATATTTCATTCAGAGATGGTGGTTTAGGTGGTACATGGAATCAAATCATTAGAGGAGATGGACAAGTTCTGATTAATTCTAGACTTGATGTTCCTATAATGTATGATAGAAATGATACAAACTATTACGCAAATCCTGCTGGAACTTCTGTATTTAACGGATTAACTGTTGGTGGATACAACGTTCTTACTGGTGGTAATCTTGAAAATTATGTAGCAAATATTGAGAATGGTTCATTCTACAATATTACTGATTCAATGACTGATGCTGAAGTAAGAGCACAACTTGGTACAACATCAACTAAGGTAACTAAAGTAGATGATAGTACTGCACCGGCAGAAGGAGCATTTAAAGTTACTGGTTATTTAGGATTTGATGATGGTAGATATATTAAGATTGATAAAGAATCTCAATATACTTTTGAAGTTTGGGTTAAAGTAATTGATGGTGGTGATAGCAACCAAAGATTATATATGGGTTGGACAATGTATGATAGAAATAAATCATCATATGGTAACTCTAAAAGATATTGGGGTTCTGGTGGAAATCAATTTGATACTAACTCTAATACAAATGGTTGGTATAAAGTAACTGGAAAAATAAAAGGTACAGGATTCCATGCAGATGCTCAATACGCTAGACCAGTACTTCTTTTTAATTATTCATCAAATGTGGGTGTAACTCATTATTGTGGATTAAAACTTTACAAATCAGAGCAGAGTCTTGGTAGATTAAGATTACATGGTAGTTATACTAATAATGCTTCATATGTTCATAACTTAACTGACCAAAGATATCCATACATTGAAGGTGGTGATAGTAACGCATTAAGAATACAATCAAATAGTGGATATGTTGATTTTGGAGCAATGAATACTTCACATCTTCATATGTACACCGATAGAGGTTCATTCTATACCAACAAGATGATGTACATTAATGGTGGTACTGAATTAAGACAGGGTGATGTTAGAGCATCTATATTCTATGATAAAGATACTACATCAAGATATCTAAATCCGAATGGTACATCAAGAGTAAACGAAATTGAAATATACGATACTATAAGAATGACTAATTATGGTATTGGTATCACTGGTACATATACATCTACAAGATTACAAACTATCTTTAATATGGATGACCAGTATTCTATCGCACAAGATGGTAATGCTACAAATAACGCATATGGTTTATATTGGTCTCATCCAAACGCAGGTTCATTAGGTGGAGCTAACAACTTAAATGACCATGGTTTATTGATTATCAATAATGGTTCATTTAGAGCAGCAATCTCAAGTAGAGCAGTATTTAGTTCTGATGTTAGAGGTACTCAATTCTATGATTACAATAATACTGGATATTATGTAAATCCAGCAGGTCAATCTCATATGAATACTCTTACCTTAGCAGGTAATAGAATCGGATTCATCAATACATCATTTGATGCTGAAATTAGAGTATCTGATTCTAATCCTGATGGAACTGGTGCAGAATTTACATTCTATGGTGATACTGGAGCTAGAAACGCACAACTTTCAGCCGAAGTAGGTAGTTTTAACGCAAGAGTTAGAACACCTATAATGTATGATTACAATGATAGTGGATATTATGTTGACCCTAATTCACTTACTAATCTTAATAACTTAACTGTACAAGGTACATTAAACTTAAATGGTACTGTTGATTTAGGTGATGATTATGAAATAGATGTTCATAAAACAATAGCTATCAACTCAACATTAAGTGCAAGTGGTACTCAAGCTCGTAGATTTGAAATTGCTAGGATTTCAATGGATTGGAACGATTGGAATGGTACTGGTACATTTGAAGTAGAATTACACGAACAATATTATGGTAGAGGTTCTAAAAAGACATACCAAGTATTTTGGGGATATTATAACGCATATCAAGTAAGATTAGTTGATGCTAATGTCTATGGTAACAATCATTTTAGAGTAACGATTGGTTCACCTGTAACAATTAGTGGAGATATTAGATATGTACCTGTTTATGTAGATGTAAGATACTACACTCAGGTAAAAGCAAGAGTTAGAACTACTAGAGCTGTAACTTATACTGATAGTACACCTTCTAGAAGTTGGGCATATATAAATAAATCACCAAGTGTAACTAATATATCAGATTTTTCTGGAGATTCTATCATTTATAAAACCGAAACATCACTAGCAGCTGATGTGTTCTATGATTCAAATAATACTGGTTACTATGGTAACTTTGCTTCTACTTCATATATGAATGATTTAAGGGCTAACATTTTCTACGAAAGAGAAAACACCGCATACTACTTTGGTAGTTCACAAGGTGATGCTCGAATGAGAAATGTTAGAACAAATAACATTCAAGTTGAAAATGGTGCTACTCTAACTTCGGTTAATGGAAGTGGTAGAATTTATATGGGTGGTAACTTCCATATTGATGCATATAACGGAAATGATATTTATGTAAACTACTATTCTAATAGAAGATTCAGAGTATGGAATGGTTCATCAGCTGAAAGATTTAGAGTAGATACAAATGGTATTGTATATGCATTCTCACAAGTACGTTCACCAATCTATTATGATTATAACAATACTGGATATTATGTAGACCCTGCATCTTTCTCAAACTTTAATAGTGGTTTAAGAGCAACTGAAATCTACGCAAGAAACTGGTTCAGAAACGATAATAGTGGTGAAGGTTTATATAACCAAGCAACTGGAATGCATTGGTATTCTGATTCATCATCTAGATTTAGATTATATTCTGGTAGTTCTTCTACATCACAAATTATGTTAACAACTTCTGGTAACTCTGTTAGGGGTTATCTATACGCAACTAATTCAAACGAAATTGGTTTATTAGATGCTGGTGGAAGTTGGGCAATTAGACACGCAAATGATAATGGTACTTATTTCTATACTGATGGTAGTTCATTGGAATTCAGAGTAGGTAGAGATACAGTAACTGGTAACTATGGTACTGTTCAAACCTCAAGCACTAGAGGTGGTTGGGGTGGATACTCAATTAATGGAAATTGGGTGTTTATGCATGACCATTCAAACGCAGCAGGTATCTATAATGATATTGAAAATGAGTGGGCTATCTATATGTTGAGAAACTCTTATGTAGAGTTAATGTACAACGGAACTTGGGAATTAGCAACTCGTAGTGGATATGGTTTAGCTAGAGGTTCGATGAGAGCACCAATCTTCTATGATTCAAATGATACTGGATATTATATAGACCCTAATTCAACATCTAATACAGCACTTCGTATGAGAGGTGGAGCATTATTTGGACCAAATCAAAGTTGGGGTGAATATCTTGCAGTTGGTGGTAATGGTAGATGGACTAGTTCTTACGCACAAGTTGCTTCAACAAATGGTAACTTACACTTAGATGCGAGAAGTGGAAGAAGTATGTACCTAAACTGGTATACTGGTGGAACTGTTTATGTAAATGGTTCAATGCAAGCAGATATTTACTATGATAGAAATAGTACTTCTTATTATGGTAACTTTGCTTCTACATCTTATATGAATGATGTAAGAGCTAACATTTTCTATGATAGAAGTAATACCGCATATTATTTTGGTAGTGGTTCTGGTGATTCTAGATTTAATAGAGTAACTGGTAATTACTTCATCAATGATGGTTCAGTATCATCTAATGATAGATTTGGTATATTCTGGTCATCTGATAGAAGTGAAGCATATGCAATCTTTAGAGAAAGTGGTGGTTGGTCTTATAGATATCCTGATTTAAGAATCGCATTCCATACTGGTATTAAGTTTGGGGCAAACGCATCTTACAATGGTATGCGTTTCTACAACGATTACAATATGGCAACGCAGGTGATGTCTGTTAACAACTCTACTGACCCATTAGGTGGAAATAACGTATATGTTAACTACAACCTACAAGCTGGAGATTCATTAAGAGCACCAATCTTCTATGATTCAAATAACACTGGTTACTATATGAACCCAGCGTCTGGAAA